AATAGAAAACCGGCATACGGTTCAGTTGACCCGGCAGTAATCTCAGAGCATACAGAGAACTATGCCTGCCACGTAGATCAGATGATGATGGGTATTGATAATATCCGTCAGACAGACCTTAACCGCAGACAGGGACCTCACACCAAAGACCCGCGCCAGCAGAGAACCAAGGTGATTGCAACACAGGCAAACATCCACCAGGATGCAGAGTTTTCAAAATCATTCATGCGCAAAGGAGTATGGAAAAACGAGGCAACAGGCACAGATTCCGTGTCTGTTGCATCCGGACAGTTTATCAAGTTCAGCAACGGTAACAGTGACCCGATCGCTTTCTTCCAGAACAAAATGACTGAGATCAATGAGGAAACCGGCCGCACCCCTAACAGACTTGGATTGGGTGTAAACGTCTACAATGCGTTAAAAGAGCACCCGGCAATCCTCGAGAGGGTAAAATACGGCGGTTCTACTCCTAACCCGGCAAAAGTAAATCTTAACGTACTGGCACAGCTCTTTGAAATTGACAGAATTGTCCTCGACAGAACCGTTCAGAACAAAGCTGGATTAGGACAGAATGCAGATATGGGATATATCGGGGATCCGAACTCATTCCTGTTAGCATACGCGACAGACACACCTTCCATCGAGGAGCCTTCTGCAGGTTACATCTTCACATGGGATATGCTGGAGAATGGAATTTTGCTTCCGGTTCTGAATTATCCTGGCACACCTGGAACACATTCAGAGCTCGTTGAGGGTCTTATGGCATACGACATGAAGAAAACCGCAGATGATCTCGCATTCTTCGGTTGCGACGCTGTATAAGGAGGTTCGCCATGAAATTGATTGCAAAGAAACGCTGCAGTTATGGCGGCAGAAAATTCTTCGCAGGGGATGAAATCCCGGCAGACATTGTGTTAAATGTCGAGAGGGAAGAAAAACTCGGCGTAATCTCAATCGCAAATGACGAAGCAGGGGTACCGGAACAGTCCGGTGCCCTTTATTCGCAGGAGCAGGTAGACAAGATGATCCAGTCCGCAGTCGCAGAGCTTAAACCGTTCGACTCCGACAATGCCGGTTTTACCGTGACAGTCAAGGGCGAGGGTGACAATGTGACGGCGGTTTCCTGCAGTGCAGAGGATATTCAGTCTGTGGTCGATGTACTGCAGATGAATGCGGACGATGGTGCAAAGGCAGTAGCCAACGTAAAGTCCGACAGCGTTCTGATTTTGCTTCACGCCTTAGACACACGCGCTACGGTCAAGAAAGCGGCTCAGAAACAGCACGACACTTTATTCTCCGCTGACGGCAATTCAAACGAATCCGTAGGCGGTAACGCAACCACAGACAGCATTACGGAGGGAGCTGATACCTAATGTCAAAAGGTGCATACACATATGAGCCGGGAAACATCACGGAGTTTGGCAAAGACCGTATGAGGTTTGAACTTGGAGACACGATGGTAGAGGGCCTGGCAGATACGACGGCATTGACCGACGAGGAGATACAAGCAGCAATCGACGCATACCCGAATAAGTGGAAGCGTGCGAAGCTGATGCTTCTTGAAAGTTTGTGCCGTCGTTTTGCGTATGAGGTCAACACAAAGACCGGTCCTCTCAGCCTGGATATGAATGGCAGGGCGAAACTTTGGAAAGAAGATTACGACAAGCTGAAAAAAGAGGTCCAGGCAGAATCAGTGTCAGTGCCACGGTTCGGAAATGAGGTAGATGGTCCGCCTTACTTCCATACCGGAATGCACGAAAACGAGAGGGTGTGGAACGGATGATAAATGCGAGATTTATGTATTTAAGGCCGGGAAACTTATTCAAGGATTTTGTTGTCGAGTCAAATACGCAGGTTGTAACAGCGAGCGGAAGGGTAGTAAACGACCCGAAAGGAGACGGCTCAAAGATCATCAGAGGATGTCTTGCCGAGTCCACGAAGGAACAGAAGGAATCTCATTCAACGAGAGACCGTGTTTGCACCCATACGATTGTACAAGCAGGCAGTCCGGAAGCAAAGAAGTCCGATAAACTCATACTTGGGAATCGCACGTTTTACATCATCGACTTGGACGAAGTTGGCAGTTTGGGTATATCCACAATCTACTACGCCGAGGAAAGGAAGGATGTCAAGTGAAGCTGTGGAACGATGGAAAAGCAGGGAGTGCAGGAAGTGCCATAAGGGCAACAGTCAAAGGACAGGTAGCCAAAATCAACCGACAAGTCGTAGCCAGGGGCGTTAGAGCGGTGAATGCCATGCGAAACGCAGAACTGGAAGTGTTAAAAGGTCAAAGGAGCGGGCGAACATATCGCAAGCCACACAGCAAAGCAACCTACACAGCTTCGGCACCAGGAGAACCACCGGCAAGACGTACAGGAAATCTCCGTATGCACTGGAATGGCCAGGTAAAGAGCGAAGGCAGTACCGCTGGTGGCGGAGTCCAAATCATTGCAGAGCTGGAAAGCCAAGAGAAGTATGCTGGCTACCTTGAAAACGGAACGAAGAAAATGGCAGCAAGACCATTCGTAGACAAGATCAAGGAGAAGGCAACCCCGGAAATTGAGAAAATTTACAAGGAGCCGTATGGCTAAGGAGGCATGATATATGGCACTGGTAGTAGAACAGCCGATAGCAACCTTCGATTTGAGCGAGATTGCCAGGGGCGATTTGGTCTATGGCAAGCATCGCACATGGCCGGAAGGTAAAGCCGGATTTGTAACATCAGCCATCGAGAAGGAGCTGATCGTCCAGTATCATCCGGGTATCGGCAATGTAACTAATCACTTTCGGATTCCCATTGACGAAGCAGTAGACGGTCAGTGGGAAATCCGATATTCACACGATATGTCAGAGGTTAAGACCTACGGCATCAAAGAGCAGGACACTGAGGAAGGAGCAACAGAGTGAAGCTGGAAGAATTGATTCAGAAAAGGTTCGTCAGTACGGCGGCACTTACGGAGAGGCTTACGACCTACAGTGGTGCGCCTGCTATTTTTAGTTCGGAAGCACCGGGCGACGAACAGGAAGGGTGGGGCGGTGAAACGCAGTACCCTATGGTAACTTACAACTATGACCTGCAGGCAAACGAAGAGCGAAACAGCGCCGGTAGTCTTTCAGTATCGATACTCTGTCAGAATACGGCAGATATATTCCCGGAAGACATAGCGCCTATCGTGAAGGGGTGCCTGCGTGATGTAATCCTTCTTCCGGAAGGTGGTACACCGTATTGCTTTACCTGGGCGAGGACGGATGCGTTCACTATGGGCGAGGATGCAGGAAAAGCCGGTGTTGTGATCGGCTGTGAAGTCAGATTTGACATCCTGGAATATCCGTCTATGGAAACATCCGATCCGGACCCGGTAATGGCGGTTGATAAGTATATCAAGGAGTTGTACCCGGAATGCCTGGTTATGGGATATGACCGGATGGAGGAGATAACCGAAGCCTCAGCAGAGCAGCCGGTGGTTTACTGCAGACTGATTTCAACTGAGAAGCAGGAAGAAACGAATACAGTAGCCTGGATGGACGGTAGAATTGCCGTCCATATTTTGTGTCCGGAAAGTACAGTGAGATTGAAGATGGCTGCAGATATTGCCAACCACCTGTCACTCAACGGAGAGGTAATCATGTTGGACTATTCGCCTATGTTCGTTAAGAGGCTGCAGGTGAATTACAAATCTGACTACTTGAAGGAAGGGCAGGTGTTCATCACGGGACATTATGGATTACTGAGGTACAGGGCGAAACCTCATATTCTTAATAATACAGAAACAAATTACAGTTAGGAGGTACGGTATGGCAGTATCAAAAGAAAAGACCGCAGTCGAACAGACAGTGGCAGAAAAGGCTGTAGCGAAAGCTGCACCTGTACAGGCAGAATCCGTTTATACAGCGGAGGAACTGTCGGCAAATGCAGGAAAGCTGTTCGGGGTCAGAACAGAATGTGCGGCGGCGGCACTGAAAGCCGCCGGTATCAAAGAATGTACGGTTTCCAAAGCAGGTGAAACCGTAAAGACATTTATGAAGAAGGAGGTCAGATAGTAATGGCAGAAACCTATATTGTTGGAGAAACAAAGGTAAGACCGGGTGCGTATTTTAATATTCAGAAGCAGGGTACAAATGCACAGGCAGATGTTGTAAACGGTGTTACCGCCGTTGTTTTTAAATCAGATTTCGGGCCGCTCAATACAGCGGTTGAATTAAGTGCGGAAGACGGATTTGCTTCCACGTTTGGAAACGGCGGCACAACAGATGCCATTCAGGAAGCTATCAACGGTGGCGCAAAGACAATCATTGCGTGCCGTGTTGGAAATGGCGGTACAGCTGGTACGGTAACGTTGAATGACAATGAGGGAGAAGCCGCTGTGATGATTACAGCCGCATATCCCGGTAAGAAAGAATTTACTGTTACGGTAAGAGAAAAGCTGACAGACAGCACGGTAAAGGAATGTATCATTTATGCAGGCAAGACGGAATTTGAAAAAGCAGAGTTTCCGGCCGGCAGTGGAGAAGCTGCGGCGCTTGTGGAAGCTTTTTCAAACTCAAAGAAGTTCAAGGCAGAATTAAAAGCAGGAAAGGATTCGGCAGAGATTAAGGCAGTATCGCAGAGTGCATTTACAGCCGGTACAGACCCACAGGTAACGACAGGCGATTATTCAGAGGCTTTTGCACAGGTTGAAGCGTTTGATTTTAATACTATCTGTGTAGATACAGAAGATACCGCGGTACACCTTCTGTTACAGGCATTTGTCAGCCGGGTATTCAATGCCGGAACGCTGGCAATCGCAGTTGTGGCAGAAAAACACACGGTAGACCTTGAAACAAGAATCGCCCATGCGGCAGTTTTTAATGACAAAAAGATGTGTTATGTGTTAAATGCTCATGTAAATGAACAGGGAACAGAGATTGACGGATACCAGACAGCGGCTCGTATTGCAGGAATGATTGGAGCGTGTGCTTCAAATTCGTCCCTGACACATACAGTTGTAAACGGTTTTACCGAGATTCTTGAAAGACTGACAAACACACAGATTGTTACTGCGGAGAAAAAAGGCTGTATTGTGCTTACGTACAACAGTGCAAAACAGGTATGGATTGATAATGCAATCAATACTCTGATTACTCCGGCAGAAAACGAAGATGATGGCTGGAAGAAAATCCGCCGCGTAAAGACACGTTTTGAACTTATCCGCAGAATGAATGTCACAGCAGATAACCTTGTCGGAAAGATTGACAATGATACCAACGGAAGGGCAACGGCAATCAGCCAGTTACAGGCTGTCGGAAATTCCATGGTATCAGAGGGAAAGCTGACCGCCTGCAAGGTGTCTGAAAGCTCTGTATATACGGCGGACGGTGACAGTGCTTATTTTGAAATTTCAGTAATCGACAAAGACAGCATGGAACATATGTATCTTACATATATGTTCCGGTTCAGCACAAACGAATAGGAGGTAGCACAATATGATTAATACAAGAGCCGCCGGTGATGCTAGACAGGCACGAACCGGCAAGGACGGCGCATTTTACAATGCAGACGGTGTACTGCTGGCAACGGTTGAATCATTTTCAAGCAATGTAAGTTTTAACAACGCATCATACTCCGTTTTAGGTAATGCGCAGGAATTAGAGTCAGCAAACACTTTTAAAGTAACACTGACAATGAGTCAGATTGTTGTTGAAGATGACGCATTTATTCAGGAACTTATGACAGCAATGAAAGAACAGACAATGCCATACTGGAATTTCCAGGGCGTTTTAACAGGCAGAAACGGTTCAGAACAGCGTGTGGTTTATTCAGAATGTGTTCCGTCAGGACAGGTAGACTTACAGAACATCACGACAGGAGATGTTGTCAAGCGGGCATGGAACTTTGCAGTCAACCAGCCGCCGGAATTACAGAGCCTTCTTTCAATTTCTTAATCTGATTAGAAGGATAAACAGCTAAATATAGTGCGGTTTTAGGGAGTGCATATCGTCAGGGTATGCCTCTCTTTTTTTATTATAAATTTTTTATTTTTTGGAGGATATGAGCATGGCAGATTTAACGAGAGCAACAGTAGGTATTGTAGATGAAAGCACTGTACAGGAAAGTGCAGCACCGGTACAGGATATTGAACTTACGGAAGATGAAACAAAGGAACAGATGAGAGTTCATGAAGAAGATATTATCCGCGGTCTGATTGAAGCTGCGGGTTATACGCAGGACGAAACGAAGCGGATTGAGATTGCCCGCGGCGGTAAAGTGTATTTTACATTTAGTATAAGACCGCTTAGTGAGGAAGAATACGACCGCTGTAAAAAGAAATGGACAAAGTATGTAAGGAATAAGCAATTCGGCATGAAGCTGCCGGAGGAAACGAACAACATTAAATATAGAGCCGCCCTTATTCATACGGCAACGGTGGAGGAAGACCGTGAAAAGCTGTGGGATAACAAGAAAGTATGGGAAGCACTTAGAAATAAGGGCTTACAGATTATGAGTGGTCTTGATGTAATTGAGTATTGCCTGAAAGCGGGAGAAAAGGACAAGGTACTTGAAGCTATTGATGCGTTAAGCGGCTATGATTCCAATATTGAGGAAGTAGCAAAAAACTAATTGAAGCCGGTGGAAAAGCCTGTCTGTTGCATCACATATTTCAGCGGACAGGCATAACCCCGGACGAGTTCTACCAGAAGCCGAGAGGTGTACAGGCATTTATGCTGGCATCTACAAGAATATACCTAGAGTCATCACAGAAAGAGAAAGGAGGCGGAGACAATGGCTGAGACAATGAGAATAGAGATTCCTATAGAAACTGTGGATAATACAGACCCGGAGCTGACACAAATTACAAAAAAATTAAACAATATGGAAAAAGCAGCTGATAGTGCTGCCTCCTCGACAAAAAAAGCCACGGAAACAGTATCCAAATTCGATAAATCCGCGAAGAAAACGCAGAAGTCACTTGCAGCATGGGCAAAAGAAAAATATCAGATACTGCTTGAAGCAAAAGACAAGATAACCCCGGTTTTGTCCACGATAAAAGGCGGACTGCGAGGTTTTGCCGGAAAGGCATGGAGTGTAACCGTGAAAGCTGTTGACCTTGTTACAGCTCCGGTGCGTGGGATACTGAATCTGTTAAAGAATCCTATCTTTCAAGCCGGAGCAGTCCTTGGAGTAACTTTTAGTGTTGCGGATACCGTAAATACTTACAAAGACTTTGAGGCTGCTATGAGCCAGGTAAAGGCGGTAAGCGGGGCAACCGGCAGTGAATTTGATAAGCTTACAGCCAAAGCAAAAGAAATGGGGGCGACTACGAAGTTTACAGCCAAAGAATCCGCTGAAGCTTTTAATTACATGGCTATGGCGGGGTGGAATGCCGAGCAGATGACAGACGGTATTAGTGGTATCTTAAACCTTGCGGCGGCTTCCGATGAAGATTTGGCAACAACGAGTGATATTGTAACAGATGCGTTGACAGCGTTTGGTTTAAAAGCTAGCGATGCAACGCATTTTTCTGACGTTCTTGCACAGGCTTCATCAAGTGCAAACACTGATGTAGGAATGATGGGCGAAACATTTAAGTATGTGGCGTCGATGGCTGGTTCACTCAGTTACTCAATTGAAGATGTAGCATTAATGACCGGCTTAATGGCAAACAGTGGTATAAAGTCCACACAGGCAGGTACGGCACTTAATTCTGTCCTTACAAGACTTGCTACTAATTCAAGTGGTGCGGCTGATGCAATAGCAGAGCTGGGAGTTAATTTCTATGACAGTTCAGGTAATGCCAGACCACTTGCAACAGTAATGGGTGAGTTAAGAGAAGCAACAGCAGGAATGAATCAGGAACAGAAATCAAATTTAGCTAATACAGTAGCAGGAATGGAAGCACAAAAAGGTCTGCTTGCAATCTTAAATGCCTCACAGGAAGATTATGATAAATTGGCAGAATCAATCAATCATGCTGACGGTGCGGCTGAGAAGATGTCAAAGATACAGCTTGACAATCTGTCAGGTGATATTACTTATTTCCAGTCAGCTGTTGATGGGCTTAAAATCTCATTAGGTGAGAGGCTATCCAACTCATGGCTGCGTGATATAGTTCAGTGGCTTACAGCACAGGTGCCGAATGTAGAGCAGGCATTGAATGATGTCATGGATTCTGTGGAAATAAAGCTTGACAGTCTGAAACACAAATTTAAAGAGGTTACAGATACAGACGAATGGAAAAATGCAGATTTCTTTGGAAAGGCAAAGATAGCATGGGATGATTTTATTGTCGAGCCGTTTTCCGAATGGTGGAGCAGTAAGGGCAAAACAAAGATAAATGCAGTAGCCGGAGATATTGGAAATGCTATCGGTACAGGGCTTACAGTCGGTATCGGTACAATTCTTGGAATTAATCTGTCGGAAACTATAGACGAAGGCAGTACGCTGGGAGCTTCTTTTGCAAAAGGCTTTTCGGAAGGATTTGATTTTAGTCTTATTTCGGAAAAGATATGGGACGGGCTGGGAAATCTGTTCAGCAATGCGGCAAAACTGTTGCCGGGCGGACAGAGCGCCGACCTGTCATCTGTTTTATCTGCCGGTATCCTGATGAAAATTTCAAAACCGTTTGTGGGACTTGGAAAAGGTGCGTTCAGTATCGGCAAGGGATTGTTTGGTACTGGTGGCACTGACGGGGTATCGCTTGCGGGTTCGATAATTGGTTCGACCGGTAATGCCATGGTCGGCGGAAGTGGAATCCTTGGCGGACTGGCGAATGTCGGATATGCGCTCAATCCGGTAAATAAAGCCGGTATGTATTTTGGAAGTACCGCAGGAACAATGAGCGGAGGAATGGCGGCACTTACCGGAGCTGGAGCAGTGGCGGGAGGATTAGCTGCCGGAGCTTCGTTGATTCATGCGGGTGTTGATACATATAAAGCCATAAAGTCTGATAATAAAGATGAAAAAGCTGCATATGGAGCATCTGCTGGATTGAAAGCCGGTGGTGTTGCCGCTGGTGCTGCGATAGGAACACTCATAGCTCCGGGAGTTGGCACACTTATAGGTGCCGGTGTCGGTGGTGTTGCCGGTTGGTTGGGCGGCAATAAAGTCAAAAAGGATTATCAAAAGAATGTTGAGGAAATGCAGGCAATGTCTGACAAGATACAGGCAGTGTATAACGCAACCGGCATTACGATTGATAAGACATCGAAGTTTGCCAACAAGAGCCTGAAAGACGCGCTGAATGATTCTTCAGTCAGTGCAGAGGACTTTGCGGCAAAGTTTCAGGAATCATGTGCAGACGTTATGAATGATTCATTTGGAGATATAAAGCTGTCATTTTCGCAGATTAAGAAATTGGCGGAAGAAATCACTTTCGGCAATATGAAAGAGGGGCTTGATGAGTTTAATACGGTAACGGAGAACACACAGGGTTCTTTAACAAATTTGAAGTCTTCCGTAAGCACTTTGAAGCGTGAAAACTGGAAAATCAATCTTGGTATGCAGTTATCTGATACCGATATTGACGAGTACAAACAGAGTGTGGATACATTTGTAAAAAATGCGCAGACATATATTAATGACAACCATTACGAAGCAACTGTGGCTTTAAATCTTCTCACAGACGGCAATGGTGATACAACAGGTCTTGATACTATGTACAACTCTTTTACACAGCAGGTAGATGATTTGAGCGCGGAGCTGAGTGAAAAAATGAATATTGCGCTTGAAGATGGTGTCATAACGCTTGACGAATCGGCAGAGCTTACCAATCTGCAACAGCAGATTACGGACATTACAAATAAGCTTGCAGATGCCGAGAATCAGGCGGATTTAGATGCAATCAGTATTAAATTCAAAGCCAGCGGCGCAGCGCTTACACCGGAATCATATGCGGAATTGCAGGAACAGCTTAAAGACTACACTGAAAAGGCGGCCGCAAGCTATTACGATGCAATGAAAGTATCGTTAAAGAACGTAGAGCTGCAACTATCCGAAAATGTTATATCTGAGGACGAAGCGGCTGAAATGAAAAAGCAGATAGAGGATGGATACGCACAGAAGCTGTCCGACCTGAATCTGAATGTGCAGGAATTTAATTTACAGACGATTGCAGATGCCTTTGAAAGCCAGCTTGACGGAATACTCCCGGATATCGAAGGTACAACAGCAGAAAAGCTTCAAACGGCAATAAACAATGCGCTGACACAGAAGCCTGACGTAAGTACCTGGGACGATACCTTTATGAAGAATATCTTTGACCTGGACGGACTTGATGAGGAGTATCAATCGCAAATTGAAACACTGCTGAAATCGACAGCGGAGAGTATACCGCAAAAAGTTAAAGAACAGATTTTGCAGTCTTATAAAGATTCAGTTCCGAGTGCAGAGGAAATTATGGATGCGGACGTTGATTTTATCGGTCCGTACACAGACGAGATACAGAACCAGCTGTCAGCACTTGATTTATCAAATGCTGACATGGAAGCTCTTAAAACCTCACTAAGCGACGGCGTAGCGACAGCTATTGAGGGTGCGGACATGGACAAAGTAAACGCGGCGCTTGACATTGTAAAAGGTAATGTCGATACTTCGGCTTCGGCAAAGTTTGGAGCTGGCTACAACGTCACAATGCCGCTTACGGTTACATTTGATTATTCCGTAAGTAATCCTACAATGCCAAGTTCGCTGATGCCGAGTACATCTTACAGCATTACACCGCAGAAACATGCCGCCGGTGGTTATGTAAGCGGCGGTCCGCAGTTAAGCTGGCTTGCAGAAGAAGGCTATGGCGAGTTTGTAATTCCGACCAATCCAAGCCGCAGGTCAAGGGCGCTGGAACTTTATGAACAGGCAGGACAGGTGCTGGGGGTAACAGCCCACGCAGATGGCGGCTATGTAAGCGGCTCAAATACAGGGTTAAACGCTGTTGATTATAATTTATTCAATGAAACAATAAAAACCGTTCCCCGCGGCTATTACGAAACCACAGAGGATAATACAGAGAATAATCCGGCTGTATTTGAACCGGTCAGCACCACGGCACCACAGCAGGGCGGAAATAGTCCGGTATCAGTTAATGTTTCTGTATCGCCGGAATTTGTAATCAATGGCACAGAAGGTCAGTCAGAAGCAGACATCATGGCGATAATTAAGAAAAATATGAAATCCATGGCTGATGAACTGGGCGGAGAGATTGCAGAAAGACTGGAGCGGGTATTTGAGAATATGCCGACGGTAAGGGAGGCGTAGCACATGGCACAGGATATTATCATACGGCTTTCAGAAGTAGGCGGAAGCCGTTTTTTTACATTCCCGGCAAATCCGGAAACGATAAGCGGTACACTGGCGGCAAAGTACCAGTCATTTGACATCATATCCAAAGGCACCGTAAAGGTGCCAAAGGGTACTGATGTTACAGAAATTAAATGGAACGGTGAGTTTTTCGGCAGTGTAAAGCGGTATGAAAGTATTGTGCTTACACAATACTATATGCCGCCGAATCTGTGTGTTGAAACTTTAAGGGAATGGCAGGAATCCGGACAGGTTTTAAACCTGATTGTAACAGACACATGGATTAATCTTGATGTTACAATATCTTCATTCACCCCGGAGGTATACGGTGCATATGGCAATGTGAAATATTCCATAACTTTTACGCAGGCAAAAGATTTGAAAATTTACACGACTGACGAATTAAAAATTGCGGAATTTGTAAAGACCGTACCCCGTAATGAACCGGATTCGGATTCTGATGATTCGGGCGGCGGGGATTACAGTTATACGGTTGTTTCCGGCGATACGCTGTGGGCTATTGCCGAGCGTGAACTCGGAAGCGGCACGGACTGGACACGGATATATGATGCCAATGAAGACACCATAGAAGACACGGCACAGGAACATGGGAAAAGCAGTTCCGACCATGGACACTGGATATGGCCGGGTGAAGTCCTTACAATTCCGGGTTAGGAGGCGGCATGATAGATTTAACAAAGATTCAGTACCGTGTTGTTGTAATTGATGAGAATGGCACGCAGTATAACATTAAAGAGTATGTGAGCGGGCTTGGCTGGGAAGAAAACGAAAACGAAATAGCTGTCAGAACGACCTTTACGGCAAAGAACAGTGAAACGGCACAGGGGAAGTTATCCTCGCTGATAAAGCCGGGGTGTCTTGTTGGTATCTTTGCAACAGATTCGAGCGGGCATGATGAGGAGGTGGCAAGGGGATTTGTGACAGACTGGAATCCCACATTGCAGAACAGCGGTGATGATTTGAAATGCACGGCATATGATGAACTTTACCGCCTGCAAAAAAGCCAGGACAACAGGTTTTATTCCTCCGGCACAGGCACGCAGTCTATTGTAACAGGGCTGTTTGATGATTTTGAAATACCGACAGACGGTTACAGCGGACCGAATGCGGTACACGGCAAACTGAAATATAACAGCAGTTACGTTTCGGATATTATCCGGGACGTGCTTGATGATGTTAAGAAAAAAGGCTACGGCACATATCTTGTACGCTCAATTAAAGGCTATGCTGATGTTGTTATGCGCGGAAGCAACGAAGATGTGTACGTGTTTAAAGTGGATAATACAAAATCCGTCAGTACGTCAATCAGCACCGCCGACCTTGTAACAAGGGTGCGGGTGCTTGGACAGGCAGACGATGACGGAAAATCAAGCGTTGAAGCCACGCTGAACGGACTGACTGAATATGGAATAAGACAGCGTATCTATGTCCGTGGTTCTGATGAATCGCTTGAAGATGCAAAGACGGCGGCGCAGGAAATCTTAGACAATGACGGAAAGATAACTCAGGAACTGACTTTAACAGCACCGGACGTTCCGTACATCAGAAAAGGTGATTTGGTGTATGTAATGGAGGGTACGGCTGATGATTATTTTTATGTAAAAGGTATCCGGCATGACTGTGAAAGTTACTCCATGACGATGGAGCTTGAAAAGGCAGAGACGGAAACAATCAGAACAGGTTCAGATTCAAATTCGGGAGAGTCTGACAGGGAATACAATGTCGGTGACATTGTGAATTTCCACGGTGGTACGCATTATGTAAGCAGCTACGATGATGCCACAGGGTATAACGCGAGAGCCGGACAGGCAAGGATTACAATAAAAAACGGTTCCGGTGGTGCGCATCCGTGGCATCTTATACACGTTGACGATGACAGCAACGTATACGGCTGGGTAGATGACGGAACATTTGACTAAAGGAGGGCGGCTATGGCTGATAATACATTTGATGAAAATGCCGGTACAAACAGACTGGCAAATGTGCTTACGGACAGAATGAAAAGAGAGAGCGAAAGCCCTCTTTATTTGGATTTTGGAGAAATACAGGCAAATGGAAGCCTGATAACAAATACATTTCCGGTGGCTGTTCCTAAAGGTCAGTATTCGGTATGCCGCCATGTCGGTGGGCTGACGTTTGAAATCTCCGGCGGCGGACATGAGGGACATGAAGAACAGACAACGGATCATAACACAGGAAGCCACACGCATACGGTAAAACCGCCGGCAGTAAAGTCCGGTGACAGGGTGCTTGTCGCATGGGTGCAGAGTGAGGCTGTGGTGATAGATGTTATTGTAAGTTCTTAAAAGGAGGCTGGCATGGCAAAAACATTAGCAGTAGTGAGTGTACCGGATTTCAAAAGCGAGAGTTCCAGGTACGACACGAAATATAAGCACACTGCAAAATGGGACCCGGTGGAAGGTGATTTTGTAAGGGACGGTGCAAACAGGATAGTTTCTTGTACCGGCGAAGAAGGCTTTATGATTTGGTGCTTCAAGGTGGCACAGACAGAACGTTATTCGTGCCTTGCTTATGCTAAAAGCATAGGAGTGGAAATGGAAGCCGCACTTGCTGCGGACAATCAGAAAGTCGTGGAAAGCATGGTACAGCGCACAATCACAGATGCCTTAAAAGTCAATCCCCGCACGGAATATGTAACAAACTTTGAGTTTACGTGGGATACAGATTCAATGCACTGTACGTTTACGGTAAAGGGTATTGAATGGGATAAACTGTTTAAGATAACGCTTTAAGTATTAAGGAGGTGGCGGAAGTGGCACAGCTTAAATTTACAAATCCGGATTTTATGTCCGGCACCAGTACACAGGAAATCCATGAAAGAATGATGAAAAATCTGCCGCCTGACATAGACGATATGCCGGGCGGTTTTCCTTATGATTTTACAAGACCGGCGGCAATCGAAAAAGCGGAACTGATAAATTTTCACCTTACGAGGACACTGATGATTGCATTTCCGCAGTATGCATGGGATGAATGGTTAGACCTGCATGGACAGCAGGTGCATCTTACACGGCACCCTGCAGATCATGCAGCAGGATATGTAAAAGTAACCGGTAAAGAAGGAACTAAGATTCCTGAGGGAACGGTGTTTTGTACACCGGCAACAGCTACAGGTCCGGCATTGGAATATACAGCAGATGAGGACTGTACTATTGGCAGCTCCGGAAGCTGTATAGTTGCAGTTACGGCAGTCACAGCTGGTACAGTATCGAATGTAGCGGCAAATACAATTTGTATTATGTCAAAGCCGGACAAGAATATAACCTCGGTTGTAAATGCTGAACCGATAACCGGCGGCAGTGAAAGAGAGGGCAACGATGATTTTTACGACCGCATAGCTGCCGAGTATGCCAATAGCATGACATATCTTGGAAATGATGCCGACTATGTCCGGTGGGCAAAAGAAGCCGGAGCAGGTGATTGTATCGTGGTAAGTGCGGCAGACGGACCAGGAACGGTTAAATTGGTGCTGGTAGACCAGAATGGCCAGCCTGCCAACCAGGCACTTATCAATGCCGTGTATAAGCATATCGTATCTCCGGACGACAGGACGGCAAGACTGCTTCCGACAGCGTGTGCAAAGCTGACATGTGCGGCGGCGACAACCGTTCAGATTGCTTATGCGTGTACAGGGCTGATAATCGATGAAACAACTAATATTGAGCAGATAAAGGCTGATTTTAAAAAGGCGGTTCTGACGGTGTATGATAAGGCAAAAACAGACAGTATTCTCAGGTACAATGATGTACGACCGTTAATATCTGCAATAGCCGGGGTGAAAGACTTTGAAACCTTTACAATCAACGGTGGCACCGAAAATATCATACTTGCACAGGACGAGTACCCACAGACGGGTACTCTTAATTTTTCCCTGGCAGAGTAGGAGGCTGTAATGGAAAAAGAAAAATTTGACCTTGAAGCATTTCCTACAAGCGAGAGTGCAGTGCGTATGCTGTCTTACGTGTCGCAGGGGTTTTATGATAATTCATATGTCGGTAAGTGGCTCTATCAGGTCATGGGCATGGAATATGATGATGTTCGTAAAATCATAGAGGAACTGCCATATCAGATGTTTCCGGAAACGGCGACATGGGGGCTGATGTATCACGAACTGAAATGGCAGCTTCCAGTGCGGGAGAATCTTTCCTACGAGGAACGAAGAAAGCTGATTTATCAGAAGCGTGACTGCCGTACACCGATGACACCGTACAGAATGGAGCAGTACGTAAAAAACACAACTGGGATTGAAATATCGATTGCAGATGCTATGGATTCCGGCAGATATGGCTATGTGCCGGAGCATCCCAATATATTTAAGGCTTATTATTCAGGAGAAAATACACTTGATTCAAAGCTTGTACACAGTGCGCTGAATCAGTTGAAACAGTCACATACAGCCTATGTGGTTAATCACAGAGTTGATGTGGCTGTTATTAATTTACTCCGAATAAGTCTACAAAATATTAAAATACATTTCAAATCCGCACTAAATGAACAGGTAAAAGCAAAAGCGGCTGTACATCTTGAAATGGATAACAGCGTGGAATGTATCGGAACTGTAGAATTAGAACGGCGCAGAAATCTGTGGTATCTGAATGGGGACGTACCGCTTAATGGAAGCAGAATATTAAATGCATTATACGAGAAGGAGGAACTATAAAGCATGGCAGAAAATTCTATTATTACAAAAAAGGCGCGGGAGAATATGGTAAAGGCAAGAGCCGGAGCGATAACACTTCCAAAGATTGTCGGCATGGCATTCGGTTCAGGCGGGGTGGATACCTCCGGGAATGTAATTGTGCCGACTGCCGAACAGGCAGCATTAAAAAATGAGCTGTTCAGAAAAGAAATAGACGGTTACAGCTTTGTAAATGATACGACCTGCAGGTATCAGTGTACGTTGTCAGAATCAGAGCTTGCCGGAGCTTACATCAGCGAAGTAGGTTTGTATGATGCCGCCGGTGACATTGTCTGCATTAAGAACTTTACCGCAAAAGGGAAAGACAGCGACATTGAAATGACCTATACGGTCGATGATGTATTCTAAGAAATTTTGAAGAAACGGAGGCAGAGAATATGGCTGATTTTGAAATTCCGGAAAATCCGGATTTTGTTGAGAGTGTACGGAAGTTTGAACCGACAGATCCCGCACACGCTGATTTGTTTAACAGGGTTATCCTGGCACTGCTGGAGAGTCTTGCGTATTTACGCAAATATAAAGCGGATATGGACTATGTAGATTTATCTTATCAGCAGGCGACCGGATATGCAGATAAGATAGTTGCGGCTTTGATAAATGGCGCACCGGAAATGTTGAATACATTGGATAAACTTGCAAATGCAGTTGAAGAAAATGCTTCAATTATTGATGTACTGGTTGCGGCTATAGGAAAAAAAGCAGAACAGGTGGAGTTGGATACTCACACAGGCAACAACGTAATCCATATAACATCTGCGGAGCATGAAGGTCTTACAGAAGCTATATTGCATACAAAGACAGAACACGTTACAGGTGTTAAGGGAAGTGCGGAAAGCATTTACCGCACAGGCGACGTTGAAATAACAGCGGAAAATGTAGGACTTGGAAACGTTGACAATACAGCAGATTCTACAAAGTCTGTAAATTATGCAGCAAGTGCGGGAAACGCTGCGAAAGTAAATGGGCATAATGTTAATG